GTTAAGCTTGCATACAAAGATGTCCTGCACATGATGTCCGATCCACAGCCATGTCACACAGTTATCGCCTCCCGTGAAAGCCACGTCGCATGAAGCGTATCTTACCCCGTCATCAGTCTGTTGGGCGTTGTCGAAGCAAGCCTGCAAGTCAGACATCTTTATCAGGTCATCGCCCATCGACATGAAATTCCAGTTACCCATGAGGTCACGGGCTTTCTGTTCATCAGACTGTTGGGCGAGGTTTGCGAAGTATGACGGGTCACTCTTGACAAGTATCTTGTTGTATTTGAGCTCAGCACGAATGAAAGTCACGGACTTTGTGAACATGCGTTGCGGGGTATATCCTGCCGGGGCGTCATTGACGTTTCCCCATGTGTGCTCCCACAGCCTGTCTATCTCGTCTTTGCACTGCTCGTAAACCTCTTCCCGTGTGTCACCCCATACAGCTTCGTTTACGTCCTCTCCTTTCATGTAAACGTATCTTACCTTGCCGTCACGCTCCGGTATAGGATAGCCGTCATCACCAATCCACCAACTTATGAATGTCCTTACCCAAGACGTAGGATCGGGGTTACATGTACCTATGATTCTGTTCTTTATGCCGCACGCATTACGGTTTATGGATTGCAGGTATTTGAACTTCGGGTAGTCTATCTGTGTTATCTCGTCAATGCCGAGGTACGCATACTGACGGCCTTGGAAGCGGTCAATAAAATCCTTGTATGCCCCGGCATAGTATGTGAGAGACAGCGTTGCCCCGCTGTTGAAGTACCATGTCATATCGTCCTTAGAGCGGTTATAAGCACCCTCTCCCTTGTAAAGCGCTTGTGAGTCTCTGATGATATTCGTGAGGTCGTCCTTCTCCTTACGGAAGATGATGGCATTGAAACGGCTCTTGTCAATGTCGTACAAGGCGCCCATCAGCAGCTGAAAGGTATTGTGGTTGATAGTGTACCCGTCAGTCATATACAGATGGTCGTCTCCGCTGACAGTGATACATCTGCACTTCAAGTTCTCCGAAGCTCCATTGATGCGGATGATTTTCTTCCGAAGCCCGTGGATGTCTGACTTCGACTGAGGGACAGACGCCATAGCTCTAAGACTCTTGAATTTAAGTTTCGGAACACATCTTCCGGGGATTCTCTCGTCCGGCGCTTTCAGCACCATCTTCCATGTAGGGACTCCGTCTACCTCATCTCGCTCTTCTATTACATTTGCCCACCATCCGAGGCTCCTGCACATTTGCGCGAGCTGATTTATGTATTTCTTGTTTGGCAGTTTTATATAGAGAATCGAGCCGCATTGTTTGGAACGTATGGAATGAGCGTTCATATAGAACACACCTTGAACAAAGGAAATTCTGCTCTCAACATCTGCGTACATATACTCGTCGGGTATAAAAGCGGGGATTCTGGTTCTCCTTGACGTAATAGTCTTTCTCGCTGCGTCTGGTATACCAGTGGCATATCCATACTTTCCTACGATCTTCAAAAACAATCCCATTGCATACATGTGTCTGTATGTGGATCGGTCGTATCTCTCTATTCTGAGCCCATACTTAGAGAACTCATAATAGCCGTATGCTGAGGCCATGCCAAGCACATGCGGGTGTATAGGGAGCTTCTCCATAGTGATCCCGTTCTCGAAATTCACAGGAGGCGGCAGTGGAATCTCGTAGAAATCCGTCTCTCCTTCTCTGAGTGCGTACATACCCTGTCCGCCCAATTTGTAGTGATTGAGAATTTCTTTTGCCGTCATAACGGTGTATTTCTCACATCCGGGTTTCCCGACGAGGAATCTGTGCTCTGGCATGACGGTGGATGTCGTGCCGTCGTCAAAGTGGAACACATAACATCGTCGCACTCCTTGCTCGTAGATGTTTGTCACTTCTTGAATGCCGTCCCAAGGCGTGACCACCTTGTCTCCGACTTTCAGTTCGCCCATGAGCTTAAAGCCATTCGGCGTGGCCACTGGTGTTGCATAGCTGTTTGCCTTACCTCCACCACGGTTTCCTCCCGTGATAAGAATGTCTACATTAGAAGACAAACCTTGTTCCTGTGGCCCTTCTTGAGCAATGAAGTTCACAGCGTTTCCATTGGATGAAAACTTTTCTCGCAGTTTCTCTGCGGCTTCGCACGCCATTATGGGTTTTCCGCTTGGCGTTGTTAATCCAGTTAAATTTACCATAAATACATTATATAAACAACCGCAAATATACTAATAATCAATCCATAAAAGGAAAAATTTACAGAAAACCGATTGTTTTTAGGTAAATATTTTTTTGTTTTTTGTGATCTTCTGTATATTTGCAAGTAAATAGACAAGAAAAACTTGTCATAAACAATCTAAATTTTATAGTAATGGAGAAAGAATCTCTTATTGAGGGTTTAAGAAGCAGACTCGGAGATAATGCGGCTGCTGTTTCCGATAGAAGTTATGATGAGATCGCTACGGCTGCACTTCCAATGTTCGCAGACGACGCTAAAGTCACAGATGACACATGGAAAGTGCCTGTTCAGATGCTAAGCTCGCTTGTTGGCCAGTACCGACATGACGTAGCAGACGGAATTGCAAAAGGCAAGGACACATGGGCAGCTGAGCAGGGAGAGGCTAACAAGAAAGCTGTAGCCGATGCAGTGGCAAAAGCCAAGGCTGAGTGGGAGGCTTCCTTAAAAGACAAGAAAGATAAAGGCTCTGCGGAAGGCAGTGGCGACGGAAAGGGTACAAACCCGGACATCCTTGAGCAGGTAAAAACATTGCTCGCTGAGAACAACAAGCAGTTGCTTTCAGAAGACGGAGCCATTGGAAAGCTTACTTCTTCGGTAAACGGGTTCATGGAGAACTACAACAAGCAGCAGAAGGAGAGCCTTGAAAGCGGTATTCGTAAGCAGATTTCCGATTACCTGTCTGACAAGGGCGCATCTTACAAACCAGCTGTGAGCCTTGCTATAAAGAACTTGAAGATTGGCGACAATCCTGACATGGATGTATTGAAGTTACAGGCCGAGAAGGATTATATGGCAATCGTAAAAGACTTCTACGGTGACGGTGGGAAACCTTTTGGTGGAACCGGCACCGGCGGCACGGGGAAAGGCTTGGTAGATGACTACATCAAGCAACGTGCGCAAGAAGCTCAGAAAGAAGCTAATGACGCAGAGGCACTGCGGAAGAGTTTTAAATAACAAACAATTTTAATTAACAGAAGTATGATTCAAGGTACAGAATTTAACCAGACCGTCAAGTACTCCAAGAAGTACGGCGGTGTGCGTAAGGTTTTTGAAGGAAAGCCTTACATGCTGGTAGGCGGATTCAGCTTCAATCTTGAAGACCTTCCGCTTCCCGGAAACGTGCTTCCCGCAGGCGCACCTGTCAGTGTTGACGAGGACAAGCGTACCATCACTCCTATCTACACTATTGCAGTAAAGAGTGTTGCTGACGCCGTAGTCACCGTTGCAAAGTCCGAGTGGGGAGTACCCGTAAAGGTTGGTATGGTTGCTCCGACGGGCGAGACTGTCACCGCCGTAGAGGATGCTGACGACACCTACAAAGTAACATTCAGCGCAGCTCCCGCAGCAGCAAAGGAAGGTGCGATTCTCACACTCTATCCGAAGAGCGTAGGTAAGGCTGGTGTAAAGGCCAATGCCCTGCTCTATTGCGACATCTGCCTCGACCCGTATGCTACGGCATGTCTCGGCGACGCAGTATGGTTCTGTGAGTATCCCGTGCTCGCACGCAGGACGTTCCCGATCACTGACGACATCAAGACACAGCTTCGTGAGGCTGGATGCGCATTCTATTTTTCTAACCGCAAATAAAAAGGAGGACTGATTTATGAGAAGCAACACACTTTATTCTTATGACATTAGCCAGTTCCTTGGAGCCGATTCTTTCGGTGTCCTCCTGAACACGGCTAATCAGAAATACAATGAGGCTATCTGGCGTCGCTACGCTGATTGGGGTATGCCTACCGATGACACCGAGTGGGTACAGGGTATGAAGGAGACACCGATTCTCGTGCGTGCGTCTATCCTTGGCCCTGATGGTAACAAGCCTCAGAGAAGCACTGAAGGATGGAATGTCTACAAGGGTTCCGTTCCAGAGTTTGGTCACTCTTTCAGCATCGACCAAGACGATTTCAAGACGCTCCGCAAGCGTTCCAAGCTTGAGGGTACTCCGTTTGAGAACCTTATGGTAGACAGTCTTATTCAGAACTCATCGAACATGCTTGGCGGTATTCATAACGAGTTGTCTCACATGGTGTTGAGCGCGCTCTCTACCGCAGAGATCCACGAGGCATCTGTTGACGGTGGCAAGTACGACTTCCAGTTCCCGTT